TGGCAAGGGCTATTCCAATGCAATCAACCGAAATAGCCCTTGCCACTGTAAACTCCTGGTGGGCAACAGCGCCTTGGACCGCATATCATTTGCACTGGGATGACGACAAGACCTGGCCCAATCCTTGGCAACTTCTGGATGATAATCTCTATTGTGATGTTGCAAAATGTCTTGGAATATGTTATACTTTAGCACTGGCAGAGCATCCAGAGATACAGGATTTTCAAATGGCATTAACCCAACAAGACCATAGCATAGTGGTAGCATGCAGCAACAAATACATTCTAAATTGGGAAAAAGAATTGTTGTTAAATACTGATTCAAATTCCATACATAAAAAAATAATTACAGAAAAAGATATAAAACAAAAATATTAAGGTGAGAAGTAAATGACCGCAATCACAGTAGTAAAACGAGATGGCAAAAAAGAGCAGTTATCGTTAGAAAAATGGCAAACGCAAATTGCTAAAGTATGTAAGGGTACGGCTGATGTTAGTCAGAGCATGGTGGAAATTAAAGCACAATTACATTTCTATGATGGCATTACCACTAAAGAAATTGATGGCATAACATTACGTGCGATAGTTGATCTAATCGATGTCGAATCTAATCCGGATGTGGGCCATACAAATTATCAATATGTAGCTGGTAGGCAACGACTAAGCATGTTACGCAAAGATGTATATGGCAGTTATGAACCTCCTCATCTGTATGACATCGTGAAAAAGAATGTGGCAACCGGATTATATACTGCCGAGCTACTAACATGGTACAACAAAGAAGAATGGGATAAGATGAATGATCTTATTGACCACGACAAAGATGAACAATATAGCTATGCTGCAATCGAACAACTGATTGAAAAGTACCTGGTCCGCAATCGTGCCACAAAGGAAATTTACGAAACTCCTCAAGTAAGGTACATGATTGCAGCCGCCACTGTGTTCCACAACGAAGAACCCACCAGTGCGAAGATGCGTTACATAAAGGATTATTACCATGCGGCTTCTGACGGTTTATTTACTCTCGCTACTCCTGTTCTTGCTGGGCTTGGGACACCTACTAAACAGTTCAGTAGTTGTGTACTCATTCGCAGTGATGATGATCTTGACAGTATTTTTGCTAGTGGCGAGATGATGGCAAAGTATGCCAGCAAACGTGCTGGTATCGGCCTGGAGATTGGTAGATTGCGATCACTCGGAAGTCCCATCAGGGGTGGAGAGATCATGCACACCGGTATGATACCATTCCTTAAAAAATGGTTTGGTGATCTACGTTCCTGCAGTCAAGGCGGGATTCGCAATGCCAGCGCCACAGTGTTCTATCCCATCTGGCATCATCAATTTGATGACCTCATTGTATTGAAGAACAATCAAGGCACAGACGAAACTCGTGTCCGGCACATGGACTATGGTGTTGTGCTATCTGCATTCTTTTGGAGACGTTTTAAGAACAAAGAAAATATCACATTCTTTGATCCAAATGAGATACCTGAACTGTACGAAGCATTTTATAAAAATACTGCCGCATTTGAAAAACTTTATGTAGAATGTGAGAAGCGTACAGATCTACGTAAGAAGGTAATGAGTGCTGAGGAAGTATTTAAAGGTGGTATTCTTAAAGAGAGAACAGACACCGGCCGTATCTATCTTGTCAACATTGATAACGTACAAAAGCAAGGCCCATTTGATCCAGAGTTTCATACAATATATCAAAGTAATTTATGTGTGGAGATATTGTTGCCCACCAAGCCGTTTAAACGGTTAGATGACGAAACAGGACGTATATCTTTATGCACGCTCGGAAGTATCAACTGGGGAGCATTCCGTAATCCAGAAGATATGCGCCGTGTTTGCCGTGTGCTGCAACGTAGCCTTTGCAATATACTTGATTATCAGGATTTCCTTTCCATACAAAGTAAATTAAGCAATGATGAAATACAGCCACTGGGTATAGGTGTTACAAATCTTGCATATTGGCACGCCAAGCGTGGATTGAAATATGGTGAAGCTGATGCATTGGCCGAAGTAAAGAGTTGGATGGAACATCAGGCATTCTACCTGACAGAAGCAACTGTGGAGATGGCAGAAGAACGTGGTCCATGTTTACACAGCGCACAGACACGTTACGGACAAGGCATATTCCCGTGGGAGTTACGTGCTAAAGGTGTCGATGAACTAACAAACTTTTCTCCAGAAATGGATTGGGAAACACTACGTATCAACATGAAGAAACATGGTGTTCGCAATGCGACACTCATGGCCATTGCGCCAGTTGAATCCAGCTCGGTTGTAATCAACAGCACAAATGGTATTGAGATGCCCATGAGCCTAATCTCAGTTAAAGAAAGCAAAGCTGGAAGTTTAACACAGGTTGTGCCCGAGTATCATAGGTTAAAGAACAAGTATCAACTCATGTGGGATCAACCAGATTGTGTGGGATATTTAAAGACCGCATCAGTATTAGCTGCGTATGTTGATCAAAGCATTAGCACAAACACTTTCTATTCGCCAAAGTATTTTCTTGATAGAAAAGTGCCCACAACTCTTATCGCAAAGAATTTAATGTTGGCACATTATTGGGGTCTTAAGACCATATATTATAGCCTGATCGATAAGCAAGGTGCAAAGGCGGCGGCAGAAGAAACACCCACAATGACAATACCCGATGATGACGAACCTTGCGAGGCATGCACATTATGAGCCAAGAACAATATAATTTAAAGACTAGAACAGACTATCTAAATCGTAAGATGTTTCTTGATCCTGCTGGACCAGTCACCGTTCAAAGATTTGAAGAATTCCGTTATCCTAAAATTGCCAAGTTTGAAGAGATGCAGCGTGGATTTTTCTGGGTGCCGGAAGAAATCAGTCTCACTAAAGATGCAGGTGATTTTAAAGATGCAAGTGATACAGTACGCCACATCTTCACCAGCAATCTATTACGACAAACAGCACTAGATTCTATACAAGGAAGAGCCCCTGTACAAATATTCAGCCCAGTTGTTTCATTGCCAGAATTAGAAGCATTGGTCACAATATGGAGCATGTTCGAAACAAATCTGCATAGTAAAAGTTATAGCCATATCATTCGCAACATCTATAATGTGCCAAAAGATATCTTCAATACAATACATGACACAAATGAGATTATTGAAATGGCATCAACAGTTGCAAAATATTATGAAGATTTACATATCCTAAACTGCCGTAAAGAAGTTGGTGAAAAAGTATCAGAGAAAGAACATGTCAAAGCAATTTGGCTTGCTCTACATGCCAGTTATGCATTAGAAGCATTACGTTTTATGGTTAGTTTTGCCACCAGTCTTGCCATGGTCGAGAATAGAATCTTCATGGGCAATGGTAATATCATTTCATTGATTCTTCAAGATGAAATATTACATAAAGATTGGACTGCATATATCATCAATCAAGTTGTAAAAGAAGATCCGCGTTTTGCCACTGCAAAATTGGAGTGTGTGGATGAAGTTGCAAAGATATATGCAGATGTGATACGTGAAGAAAAAGCCTGGGCAGAATTTCTATTCTCAAAAGGCCCGGTGATTGGTCTTAATGCAAATATTCTAAAAGACTTTATGGATTTTACCGCCGCGGCAGCATTGAAAGAGATTGGTATTAAGTATCAATTTTCAGCGCCAAAAACAACCCCCATTCCGTGGTTCTTAAAACATGTGAATACCAGTAACAAACAAACTGCTCTGCAGGAATCCGAAAGTACCTCCTATGTAATTGGTGTATTGTCTGAAGATCTTGACTATGACAGTTTGCCAACTATATAATAAGGAGATAGATGAAAGCAATAATCTGGACCAAGGACAATTGTGTCTTTTGCAAACAAGCAAAGTCGTTATTAGAATCCAAACAAATTGATTACGAAGAACGTCATATCGGCAACGGCCATACACGAGAGCAATTGTTAGAAGCTGTGCCCAATGCACGTACCGTGCCTCAAATCTTCATAGACGAGGTATTTGTTGGTGGATTTACAGAATTGAAACAATACTTAAAGGAAAAACATGTTAATTGAACTGAATGAAATTTACACATTTAAACTCACAAATGGTGATGAGATCGTGGCTAAGATAGTTGATATTGATAGCGACCGTGGATATTATGGCATTACCCGGCCACTTACTGTTATCCCTGGTCAACAAGGTCTGCAATTATTAATGAGTTTGTTTACAGCAGATCCAGACAAAATCATCCGGCTAAATAATATAACATGTGTTATGATATCATGTTGCAGAGCAGAGGTGCGTGATAGCTATGTGGAAGCAACAACTGGAATTAAACCAGTTACGAACAAAATATTAATGGGATAATAGCATGGCCGGAGTTCAACGTCAAGGGGATATAAATTTACTGGGAGGAATAAGCATGGGCGGTGACAGCTCGGTATTAGTCAACGGTCGAGCAATTGCTATTCCAGGTATGCGGGTACTGCCACATTTCCCATGTGGTGTTCCAAAATGTCCTCCATGTCAGAAACACTGTTTTGCAACCACTCAAAAAGGAAGTGGTCTTGGTGCCATAGCGTCAGCAGCCGGAAGTTATTTCTTTGGACCAATTGGTACTGCTGCCGGGCTTTCGGAAACAGTCAGCGAAAAAATTGGTGAAGCTGCCGGAAAAGCAGCAGCTGGCTTATTGGGCGGCGGCGCCGGAGTATTAGTAAACGGTAAACCAATCATTGTTGACGGTGATATGGATTCGTGTATTTGCCCTCGAGTTGGCGGCAGTTCAGATGTAAACGTAGGATAACAAATGCCACGACGTGGATCACTTAGTTCAATAAATCTTATTGCCGGCGCAAGCATACTGGGCAATGTTGGTGGAACTGCCATTGCTGCAAATACCACATTAGTCGCTGACATTGCCAGTTACAACAGTCTTGCGGTAGTATCACAATTTGCCAGTGTTATATCGGGTGCCGCCGGTAATATAGCCAATGTGAGTAGTGCAACACTGACCAGTTTAAAAAATTTAGCAGGAGATATATTTCCAGCTGTAACCAATGCGATGCCCAGCGCGTACATTCCATCATTGGGCAATACGCCAACAGGTGGATTCAGTGGAGTGGTATCAACTCAAGCTAATAATATCATGGGCAATGGTGATCTAGGTATATTCAGCCAGGTGCTTACTGCATCCAATGGATTTGTTACTACTACTAATCAAGCTATACGTAGTGCTAAGAATGCCGAAAGTGTTGGATATACCAGCCAAGACAATACAATCACTGGTGGCTTCAGTGACGTAAGTCTTGCATTTAGTGCGCTTGGATATGATATGTCTAAATTGGGTATATTGATAGATCTTGGCAATTTAGATAATCTTGGTAATCCTGCCGCATTGCTTCGACAAATTGATAGCGTATCGTTTGGACTACCTGGATTGTCCGCCGCTTTAATTAATTCCGGAGTACCAGAAGAGATTGCACAAGATTTAAGTTCTCCGGAATTTTCCGGCGCATTAGAAAAACTGGCATACCAAGCTATGTTAATGGTAACGGGTAATGACCTTACCCAAATATTAAAATTACTAAAAGTTACCACACCAAATATAAACACTCTGGCAGATCTACTTAATCCATTTAAGCTATTTCCAAACAGTTTCCAGACATTGACTGCTCCAACAAGTAATGGACTAAGAGGAGTTTATATAGATTCCTCGGGAGCAGTCAACAGTAAATTAGCAACTGAATTACCAAGTTCTGTATTAGCGCCATTGCAGGGCAATCCCTTGCAGAGTATTCCGCGGTAAGAATCATGAGCACATACAGTCAACTTAAAAAGATTATTCCATCCGACCAGGCTCTTGCCAACAAGGCAATAGAAGCATCTTTGCAACAAGTTAAAAATATTTTTGATGCGGCATTACCTATACTTTCTATAGCAATATATAATCTTGAAAGTAATAAAGGGTTACCACTTATCAATGCATTGACTGTGGCATTGCCGGCAGATGTTGCTGCATTCTATGCTACGTATGCAAATGGAACAGGTACAGACGGAACACTATTATTAGCAGACGTTATGGGAACTGCTGCCGGATGGGTGCATAATACAGAATTACCAATAGCAACTTCGGTAGTATCAACATTAACTGCCGCTGGTGCATTGACCTCGCTAACAAACTCCACAACAGGTGTTTATACTGTTATGCAAAACACCAATGCTGGATTATATACAACAGACATTAGTCCAGGAGTAATTTCTATCGACATACCATTTGGATTACCAGGCGCAGGTTCATACGACTCGTATGATAATGCATATAATCAAGGATTAATACCGGCTGCCTATAGTCTTATTGCTGCCATAGTAGCTGCCAATACTGCTGTGGTAGCACAATCCACTGTGGCCTTTTCTACCATGGCAGCACAGTTGGTACGAGAGAACACTAATTTAGCACAAGTTCCAATATCATTTTCGCAGGTAACACCGGGAATACCTCCACTGCCGCTAGTGGATAATTTGAAATCCTATGGGCTTGATGGTGCCAAAGGCGGTGCTGCCTACATATTAGAAGCACTAGCAACAATGGCCACACGCGGAGGTCAAGCAGTTGTTAGTACCATGCGTGAAGGTAGAAATCTTGCAAGATTGTCTGAAGCAGGTATAGTGACCGATATTTTAGTGAGTGATGTTGGTCTAGAACCTCCTGCTCCACTTAGCAGTGGTAATTATTCCGTGGATCAAGCTATAGCACGAATTATTATCTAAATAGAATCAATGACTTACTGCGCCTAATAATAGGTTGACTAATAACTCTAAAACCGCTATAATATCAGTATAGTAAACGTTTGGAGCAGCCTGTGAAACAAATAAAAATTGATTATTCAGCAAGTATCGCAGAACTTAAAGCGTTATATCTTGCTGCGAAAACTGCATACTATGAAGATGCTGCCCCGTTGTTCTCTGATGTGGAATTTGATAAACTTGAAGACCACCTTAAAGCCAACGTAAAAGAATGGGCCAACATCGTTGGTGCACCTGTTAAGACAGTCAAAGTCCGTGCGCAATTGCCTATTCCAATGTTCAGCTTGGACAAGGTCAAAATTGATACTGTGGAAAAATGGTTCGCACAACATAAATCAAACAATGTTGTGCTGATGGACAAGCTGGATGGTGCCAGCGTTCAGTTGGTGTACAAAGCAGGAAAACCAATCAAGGCCTTTACACGTGGTGATGGTATTGAGGGCGGGGATATCAGTTTCCTTATTCCCAGCATGAATATTCCCAAGCTCACATACGATCGTATTGATTTCATAGTACGTATGGAAGCATTGTTTTCCAAACAAGCGTTTAAAAAATGGGATACAGAATTTAAATCAGATCGTAATGCTGTTAGTGGCTTGTTGAATAACCAGGTTGCACAGCCGGCATTGAAAGATGTAGATTTTGTTGTGTTGCAAGTGCTTGATCCAAGTATGAGCATATCGCTTGGACTTGATTGGGCGGCTGCTCAAGGATTTAAGACAGTGTATAGCAATATTTGTAATACAGTTACACTTGATGCAACTGTTATGTCTGATATGCTCGAGGAACGCAAAGCAACTTCACTATATCGCTGTGATGGTATTGTGATTGCACTTGATGAAGCCAATCCGCTACCCACAGAAAATAACCCAGATTGGGCTGTGGCGTTTAAGAAAAATGATGATGCTGCTGATGCACCAAAAACAAAGATAATTGATATACTTTGGGAGGTGTCATCGCATGGTTATATTATCCCCAAAGCCAAAGTTGAACCAGTTGAGTTTGATGGGGCAACTGTGCAATATGTTTCTGTAAAAAATGCACGTTGGATGGAAGCAAACAACATTGGTATCGGTGCAGAGATTGCAATTGTGCGTAGTGGTGATATTATTCCGTGTATTATTGGCGTGATAACGGCTGCTAAGAAAATACAAAAGCCCGATGCTGCTATGGTGGGTGCTTACAAATGGAATGATGGCGGGACCGATTACATCTTATCCGACCCCGAAGCAAGCCCAGCTTATCAGGTCAAGCGTATCCTACGCACATTCCAAACTCTTGACATTGACTTTATGGGCGAAGGCAATGTACAACGATTATATGAAGCAGGCTTTACAACTGCAAACAGCATATTCAAAGCCAGTGTGCGAGATTTAATGAAAGCAGATGGTATCCAACTACGTGGTGCGCAAAAGATTTATGATGCAATACACAAAGTAATTGACAATGGGGTGTCGATGCCCATGTTGATGGATGCAAGTGGTGCCTTCCCGCGTGGTATTGGTACACGTCGTGCAGAGATGATTGGAGCGGCACATGATTTGGATGTGCTGATGAGCAAGAGCAGTGCAGAGATTATTGCAACTGTGTCCAATGTGCCGCAATTTGAAATGAAGACTGCCATAATGTTTGAAAGCGGTGTGAAGGGATTCAAAGCGTGGATGAAAGAAACTGGGCTTACTGTTGCTGCGCCGGTGAAAAAGGGTATGAAGGAGTCGACAGGAGCGTTAAAAGATGTTAAAGTAACGTTTACTGGTTATCGTAACGAAGATGAAGAAAAGCATGTGGAAGCTAACGGTGGCGAGGTTATTTCGTTCGGATCCAAAACAACTGTGTTGCTGTATAAGGCAGGTGGTAAGAAGTCCAGCAAGCTTGACAAAGCGGCAGCAAAAGGAATTGCTGTAATGACGTGGTCAGAATTTAAAAAGATGTACGTGATTTAATTTCTCCGTAAAAGGAATCAATATGTGGAATGCACTGCTTTTAACAACTGTGGCAATAATTGTTTGTATTGGGCCAACTGGTATTTGTATGTTGATTGACTGTATTCGTAATAGATATAAAAAATAATTGTATTAAAATATCTCTAGGGAGAAATTTAATCGACATCAAAACGACACAAATACTCGATAAATATAACATGTTCTTAAGTTATCTCATGTTGACAGTGGCGCTTAGTCTTAGCATGATTGCTGCATTTTATTCTATAATGGGTCTGGCGGCTATTTTCGCCGCGGCAGTAATTCCTATCGTGATTATGGGCAGTATTCTCGAAGTGGCCAAACTCACAGTCACCGTTTGGTTACATGAACATTGGCTACGTTGTAGGATATTGATGAAGATGTACCTCACAACGGCAGTGATGGTGTTGATGTTGATCACCAGTATGGGAATCTTCGGATTCCTCAGCAAGGCCCATCTTGATCAAGCTGTCCCTGCTGGTGATGTTGCTGCCAGGGTAGCATTGTTTGATGATAAGATAGCCACAGAGAAAAACAACATTGTTACATCTCGCACAGCATTAAAACAAATGGATGCCGCAGTAGATCAACGCATGGCCAGGAGTGATGATGAAAAAGGTGCAGAACGTGCAGTACAAATACGCCGTAGTCAACAAACTGAACGGGCCCGTATACAAAAAGATATCGATACGGCACAAAAAGTAATCACCAAACTAAGTGAAGAACGTGCGCCCATTGCCAGCGAATTAAGAAAGGTCGAAGCTGAAGTTGGCCCCATCAAATACATCGCGGCGTTTATCTATAATGATAAGCCGGATGAAGGAATGTTGGAAAGAGCTGTGCGTTGGGTCATAGTAACAATTGTTTTCGTGTTCGATCCGTTGGCCATAATGATGTTGTTAGCTGCCACAGAAAGTTTGGGTTGGAAAAAAGCCGAACTCAAATCTGTAGTGATAGATACTCCTGTAGTGCCTGAGCCTACTATACCAAATACTGTCGAGCCACCTATCGCTATTGAAACAACACCTGCTGTTGAACCATCTCCAACTCATCCAACCGAGGGTGAGAAACAGGAGGCAGCATGGTTAAAGGACGAGTATTACGACTTAGATGAAAAATCAAAAGTAATAGAAATACCCAAGTCCGAAGATATACTGTCAGCAATGGTCGAAGATGACAAAGCTGCAATGAACATAGTACCTCCGGAAGAAATACCTGGTGTTACTACCAGACCATTTACTGCTGAAGAAATAGCTATATTAGATAAATCTGTTGATGATGTGGGAGAAGGCACACCCGATGAAAAAGCGGCCGAACGTGCATGGAAAACAGCAAACCCAAACGACACGCTAAAACATCAAAGAGCATTGTTGGAACAAGGAAAAATCCAACAGTTACCTTGGATCACACTCGATAACAGTAATAAACAAGGAAGTATGGTGGGATTTGGACTTCAGTTTCCCACCGCACCAACACGTGGATCTATGTATGTAAGAATCGATCGCATGCCCACTGCATTGTTCAAGTTCAACGGACTTGATTGGATCGAAATAGATAAGAATCTCAGCGATGAGTTTTCCTATGATGCTGCGTATATAGAGCATCTTATCGCCAAGATAGATTCTGGTGAGTATGACCCTGAGCTGCTGAATGATGCAGAACGTGCTCAGATAGCATCACATATTGGCAAAGCATAATTTGACAGTAATTGCTTTTTTGTGTTATAAATACACTGTGGTGCCGATGGTTGGGCCACAAGATATTTTCGCTTACTTAAAGGAGAATTAACATGACGAAAATCACAGCATTAGATCTATCCCCGTTTTATCGTAATTCCATTGGTATTGATCGTTTATTTGACCGTATTGTAAATCAAATCGATCATGCAACAACAGCACCTGGATACCCACCCTATAACATCTTAAAAATCAGTGATGACAATTTTGAAATACAAGTGGCGGTAGCCGGATTTACGCAAGGTGATATTGACGTAAATTTCCATGAAGGTGAATTGGTTATTACTGGAGAAAAGAAAACAGAACCTGGTCCAGAAGTTGTATTCCAACATCAGGGCATTAGCGCACGGAGATTTGTGCGTAGTTTTAGTTTAGCCGATTATGTTGAAGTCGTTAATGCATCTGTTAAAGATGGTATTCTTACTGTTGGATTAGAACGCCGTGTACCAGATGCAATGAAACCAAAAAGCATTGCAATTACGTATTCGAATTGATGTAATTGTGTAAATACAACAGAGGGTATTTTGCCCTCTGTTGCAACCACCAAGGAATTGACATGTCACAATCTGATACAACTACAAAAACAAAAATCAATACTTCCATTAAAGAACCACCTCTGTATAAAGTGATTTATATTAATGACAGCATCACCAGCATGGAATTTGTTGTTCAAACTTTGGTTAATTTTTTCGATTACAATTCTCACACAGCCATGAAGATCACAGAGGATATACATGAAGCTGGATCTGCTGTGGTTGCAATCTGCCCTTTTGAAATTGCAGAACAGAAAGGCATCGAAGTTACTATCTGTGCTCGTTCAGAAAACTTCCCTTTACAGATTAAACTTGAACCAGAAACTGTATAAACATACATGAATATAATTTTTGGTAAAGAGAATATCAAGCAAGATAACAAGTACATTGTTTTGGAACTTGATACCATACGATTACAACCGACTAATAAGACAGTCACAGCATATTGTGTAGTTGAACAGGTTCCTATACTTGATATGCCCAAGGTGGATAGTATGCGATCATTACATGAGAATCTCCTGATCAATTACAGAAAACGTGATTGGAATTTTTGTGAACAGGCCTTGGAACATCTTCAAGGATTTTGGGGCACCGAGTTAGACACATATTATAGTAACCTTCGCACCAGAATAGAAACATATCAAAAACAAGAACCCGAAGGAGAATGGGATGGCTGTATTGAAAAATCTTTGTCTGTTACTTAGCATCGCAATACTTGCAGCTGGATGTAGTTTGTTGGCCGTGAGTCATTTTGATAGTAATGAGCAATCAGTGCTGACCACAATACTTCAAGTAAGTCAAGACAAGCGTGTGTGTACCGATGCTGGGGCAGTAATAACCGTTGTAAAAGGTCTTAACACACAAGCTGAATGGCTTAAGATATATGGTACCTCCCTTCCAAACAATGGTCCTATGCAAATTATGGCACTCCAGCTTTGGCAAGCCACAAACGAATTAAACACAAGATATGCACAAGCATCGCCGCCGGGGCGTGTGTATTGTGAACTTAAATTAGATAATGTACATAAACTAGCCGACATCATGCATGATGTTAGTGCAAGGAGACCGAGATGAT